CGAATTGTTCTATATCACTTGCAGTATCATAACTGAGTGCAATTTCCGATAATGTTGTCGGCCAGATGTCCTCAAACTGATAGACCATAGTTTCATCACCATTTTTTTGATAATGAGTTAATTTTGCTGTTCCAGTTCCAAAATCTGCATCTGCTTGACTCTTATTATCAGTAGTACCATTGATAAATTCCATCCACTTTTCAATTTCATTTCTAACGTTGAATTTTTCAGTATTGATAATAGTAGTGGTTAAATCTGCAAATACCATGTCGCCGGGAATCTTAACTGTTCTTCCCATATATTGTCTCTCAATGGGTGTTAAAGTCACCCCTGGCAATTCTGAAACATTGCAGTATAAATTTACACTTGATAAAGAAGAATCAACCCCATCTGGTGCAGCACTTACCGAAAATTCAAATAAACTGGGTCGGGCTCCCCCATATTCGAGAGCCGACTTGAATGTTGATAGTCCTGTAGTTGCTTGTGCCATTTGTTATTTTCTCCAAAAAACTTTGTTTTAATTATTTATGTCAAAAATCTTAAACAGCACCAACGACTTCAGAGAATTCTACTCCACTCCTAACTGCAACAAAGTTGAGTTGGATAAAGTTGATAGAACGTGAAGGTTTGACAAAAATGTCTCCTCTAAACGAATTAGAATCTACCACTTGTGGTGTATTGTTCGATGCATCACATATCACTCTGAAATCTTGAATTCCGCCTCTTCCTTGAATATCACGCAAGAAAGGTTCAACCATTGATACGAATTGTGAACGTGTAAACTCATCGTTGAATTCAAACAGTTGGAATCGAGCTGCATTTGCAATTGCTTTTTCCAGAAGGATAAACAATCGTCTTACGTTGATACGATCAAACGCAGATGGTTTTGTCAATTGTGTTTTGTCACCAAACATGACTACTCCCTCGCCTGGGAAAGAAACGATTGGATTTACACCTTTTGAGTATAACTTATCTCGTTCTGCTTTCTTAGGATTGAAAGGAAGTTTAACAACACCTTTGATTTGACCTCTTGTGAAACCAGCCGGTGACCAGAAAGGATCACGAACTGAATCTGTATGAGCACAAAGACCCGCAGTATCTCCGTTCAAAGGAACGAAACGATACTTGTCATTATGCTTATCAAACATATACTTCCATCCAGAGTCCATAACTGCATAGGAAGTGTTCATATTTACAGTATCACGATAATCTGTTACGTTATCGGTTGCAGTTGAAGAATTTGTAACTCCAACAACATCTGTTTTTTCTGGTGAAAAGAAAACCATGCAGTCTTTTCGTGACTCTGCAATTTGATTGATTACGTGTCGAGTGACAGTAGATCCGTGTGCAGAAGTTGTAATAAGTGAAACATCTACATCTTCCGCAGATTTCAATTTATCATATGCACGAATAACATCTGCTGAAGCAAGTGCAGAACCATCAGTTCCACCGATAAAACTTGCATTTAATGGTTGTCCGCCAGTCCAGAATTCACTTCCAGATCCACCAGAATTTGTTAAACCAGATGCGGTTGTTTTATCTACACCCCATGCAATCCATGTTTTTGTATTGGATGTAATTTGATTTGTAGAACCAGCAGTATCAACTGAATTGATTACTGGATGCTTAGTCCACCAAACATAGTTTGAATTTTTATTAAGTGCATTTTTGTAATATACTTCTTCTCCGTCAGGGGATTTTGCACCCTTCATGACTGAAAGATTCGGCCATGCTTCGATTACTTCGCCAGGATTTCCTGTCCATTCTCCATCTTCGTCTACGATTGCAACGTGCATTTCGTCACATTCAAGATCTGCATCAGCTGCAGTATCGGATGTAGTAGGAGCTCCTTCGTTAAATGCATCTGCGAATTCCCATTTTCTTTCCCATGTTGCTGATGCATTTGCACCAATGAAATTGTCTTTAACAGTCAATGATGTTGCAGATGCAATCGCTGTAACTTTTCGTGTCTCTCCACCGATTGTGATGAGATCACCAACAACCAATTGTGTAGAGAAATATGTTCCCGATCCTGTAACAGTTTTTGAATCAGCAGTTGTTGTAACTGTTCCGATGCAATGTGCTGCTGGTTGTGAAAAAGAAGATCTTTTTAATCTTTGGAATGCTTTTGCAGAAATTGCAGCAGAATGAGTTTTTGCACGAACAACCATTGAAGTTGCAGATGCAATTGAAATAACAACGAATGCATCAGTTGCATCAGTAATAGTTATTAGATCACCAACACTCAATTCTCCTTGAAGGTTAGTTCCCGATCCTGTAATAACACCAGATGTTTGATTCCAACTAACTGTTCCTGTGAGGTTTCCTGTTGATGCTGGTTTATCCGCAGGGCAAATTCCCATTCTAAGACTATTTCCTAGAACTCCTGCCCATTTTGCAACTGCTGGTGCAACACCCGCATATACTGTAGATCCACCATACTCATCATCGTAGTTGTTGTAGTATGCGTCTGAATCTGTGATTTGAATATTTGAATATGTTCCAGATGTTATTGCTGCCGAATTCTTCGGTGCAGCCGCATTTGCAACTGTAGTATTTGCAGCACGAACAACCTGACAAGCATTTGAATACGAAAGGAAGTTTGCAGCTGTAAAAAAGTCATTGAAGTTATCATCATTTGGTTTTTGAAACAATTCTACCAGATTGTCTTCATCAGTTACTAATGTAACATCTTCGATGGGCCCCCAGCGGAACCGGCCGACTGCACCACCAGTTGAGGTGCCTGCAGCAACTACTACATTAGTTAAGTCTATTTCTGAGGTATTGACGCCTGGACTTACTTGAAAGGCCATCTTATTTTCTCCATTGAAATTGTTTTTAAGGGTTCGTTAGGACTTATACATTCCTGTCCTTAACAAATATTTATAAATAACTATAATTGATGAATAATATTTAGTGTATGGTAAACATGAGCAAATATCCAAAAAAGGCCATTAATCGGTTTGAATCAAAGGTAAGTAAGACTGAAAATTGTCATATCTGGACTGCAGCTAAACAGAAGCAAGGTTATGGGATGTTTTCGTATAATGGAAAATCAACCCCTGCACACAGATTTGCATATCTTCTTTATAAGGGAGATATCGCAGAAAATATGGTAGTTCATCAGACTTGTGAAACAAATGATTGTGTGAATCCAGAACATTTAGTTCTTCAAACTAAAAGTCAAAATAAGAAGAGTTATACTTCTGTTCGTGTGAGTAAAGAGATGATTGAAAAAGAAAGTGTTAAATTCCTTTATCGACTTCGTAACATAAGACCAGATCTTGAAGCAGAAATCGATGCAATTCTAATGAAATTAATTACGGAAGAAATGAAAGAAGATGATGATTTCGGATTTGCATTTGAGAGTAAAAAGAAAGAATATCTTTAATATAACTCTCTCTGCCATTCTTCTCCTGCGGGTTTCCAAAGTCCATCGTCGCCTGGAATTTCTACTGTATCATCTTGTCCATCTTCGATGAATCCAAATGGAGTTAATTCTTCTTCGATGAGTTTCATCTGTTCTGCAAACATTTTTTCACGAATATCTTGATCTGTCAATTCTCTGAAATACCTTTGTTGTACTAACCAAGAGAAAATAACACAACCCATTACTAAGTCATCGTGGGCTCCTTCATCGGCTTCCCATGATGTACTTTTTCCAATGAAAGTTGTGAGTTCACTTATTGTATCAAAGTCCTCTATAATAAGGTTGTCTCTCTCTATCAAGTCTTTGAGTGTCGCACACCCTATTCTCTTGACTTGTTTAGTGGTACGTATTCCCATAGATACATTCTTAGAGAAACCACCCCCAATCTGTTGTCCGTTTCTTCCATGCATTGTAACCATCATCATGTTTTCGTATTCCATATCGTGATAAAGAATATCCGAAACTTGTTGGCCAATGTCGTTTACTTCTACCAAAACAAAAGAATCGTTGTATTTTTGTGCAGTTGTGAAGATTACATTCGGATATAACATAGGAGAAATGTCGTTTTTTCTGTATTTTGCAACTTGTCTGTATGGTTGTTTAGTTACATCAAATACTGAAAATGCAGAATAATCGAGTCCAACTCCTCTGGATACATCACACACCATGACATATGTGTGGTTTTGAATTGGTTCTTGATACACATCCAATCCATCGTTTGAATAGATTGTTGGTTTATAAGGCATTGCCATGAGTTTGTCTGTAGAAATAAGCGTATTAGAACTTCCTAAGAACGAACATTCAAATTCTTGTTGAAACTGGCGTTCTGAGGTATTCCGTATCGTTTTTTCTTTCCACTCTTGATCCCGATCTGGAACTTGCGACCAATGCACCGAAATAGGAGAATAATCATTCTGGCCTTCTTCTGCATCTGTCCACAACTTGTAGAACATATTCATTCCGTTTGGTGTAGAAACGATGAATACCTTTGTGGTTTTACCAGAAGAAATAGTAGGATATACTGAACCGAAAAATTCTTCAGAAATGTTGTGAGGAACAAATGCAAATTCATCGAGGAAAATGATATTGAAACTTCCTCCTCGAAT